TATGACAAAGACAAAAATTGGAAAAGTAAATCCTTCTAATGCTAGTATGTATAACATATTTGGTGGTGGAGCAATACATGAAGGTACTTTAGCAAAACCTAGTTTTGGTATTGAAACGAATATGAATGGTGAACCCATAGTTGGACAATACGGCCAAGAAGGATTATATCACACAGTAAGTGAAGAAGCATTGAATAATTTATTTGGAAAAGACATTACTCAACAAGTTCTTACAACACTACCACCACCACAAAACCCATTGTCTGCTCATCAAGGTTTAGATATGGAAACATATACATCACCCTCCGATGACCCATCAAGTATCGCTATGAGCGAAATATCAACATACATTACATCACTTCTTAACCCCGATGTATTATTGATGAAAAATGATGATGTAAAGTGGTCGCCTCCGATTAGACCCATGCACCGTATATTTGAATTAAATGACCTTGAACACATGAGAGGTTTTAGTGGTTCATGGGTAGTGAGTAAATGGTACGATGGTAAAAGAGTAATAATAGTAAACGATGATGACACTATTACTGTTTATGATGAAAACGGTAAAAAGGTAGGTCTTAAAAAGACATTCAAAGAGAATCTATCAAAACTCAACAAAAGAGATTATGTTATTGATGGTATACTAGGTGAAGATGAATTAAATATAGTTGATATTTTAAATTATGATGCTAACAATGTAAGCGATATGTTATTGCATGAAAGAATGAAATTATTAAGAAGTCAATTTGATAGTCATGAAAATATCATTATACCCGGACCACACGATACTAAAATGACTGATGATGAAGGTTTAGACGATGCAGTAAAAAGTCTTCAAGAAGAACATGATGTAATATTACTTAGAGATAATAAATCTACTTACATGAAGGGAGAGCGTAGACACCCTAAGTGGTTAGTTCTTAGAAAAACTAAAGATTATAATTTTATTATTTTAAATGTAAAAGGAAAGAACACTTACACATATCAGTTAGGTGCAGGTCCGATACTTGATGGTTCTAAATTAGGTAATAGAGCAGTAGAAGTAAATGGGAATCATTACATGGACATAGGAACTATACATAATCAAAAAACTCAATACAAAGTCGGTGATATAGTTAGAGTATCTATTACAGGTATTACAAAGAAAACTCGTGGTGGTAGAGATGTTTTCAATGTACAAATGAAAGAAATTACAGGTGAGGGTGAGGGTGAAGGTGCGGCTAGTGCAGAATCTTTAGATTTACTAACTAAGTCATTTAATCCAATACTTGTACCTCATGATATAGAATTTGAAGATAATAAATTAAAAGTAATTCTAAAAGATATTGATACTGTAGAGTATAATGTAGTTGAGCATGACAATATGTGGTATTTAGAAAATCCACATACTGCGTTAAGTGATTTAAGAAAAACAAGTTATCCTATTACACTTGCTGAAAGTATGTTTCCTTATTGGAGTTCAGTTGCACCACTTATGTTTAGTGGACATATTGTTAAGTCCGAACTAACAATGGAGGAAGAAAAACCACCAAGCCGTAAAAGACAAGAAAAACAATCCGCAGGTGTGTTAGAAGCAGATGATGAAAATAGATTACTGAAGCCTACTACTAAGAAAGCCTTAGAAATTATATCTCGTGCATTAGACCAACTACACAAAGAACGCACTACATGGACAGGTCCAAAAGGTCTAGGTATAGATATGGCTACACCTATTGAATCACCAAGTGGCCCTACTCGTTTGGCTAATGAAGAAACCATGCCGGACTATGATGGTAGAAAGAGAAGCGATGAAAAAGAAATTCAGCCTAAAAGTAATGACAAAAAGAAAAAACCCATAAAACATATAGAAATGAGTAATAATGATTCGCAGTTGTCCGATTTTAATAAAATTTAATACTTTCTTTAACAGGGAAAGTATACGAGTAGTTAATATACCATGACAAGATGTTGTACTGATTAATGCTTACGATTCAGCGACCATCTACGGGGCTATCTGTCCTAAAGAGTGGAACTGATTTAGTTGTTGCCGGATATGCTTCGGTGGAACTTGTAGATAAGCAAGGAGATTTAATTACTAGAGGCGCACTTAAAGATGCGTTTGATGGTTTTATGAAGTCCGACAGGTACAGAAATGTACAGTTGGCTCATTCTAATATACAAGTTGGAGAAGTAATTGATAGTTATGTAGACTCCAACGGCAGAATGTGGAAGTCCGAAGTAGACGACACAGGAATGTTTGTAGTTTGTAAACTACGAAACGATATAGAAAAGGCTCGTGAAGTAGCCGCAGAAATACGCAAGGGCAACTTGCAGGGATTCTCCATTGGTGGACAGGCTTTCAAGCGTGTTAGGAAGGCTGATGGTGAACACGGAGAATACCAAGAAATTAGTAAAATGGAACTCCATGAAATTACGATTTGTGAAAAGGGTATCAATCCCGAAGCACAATTTAGAATTTTGAAGGAAGATGTGAATAATATGACAGACATAGATAATGACCTAAACGCAGTAATGAACAGGCTAGAAGCAAGACTTGACGCTATGGAGAAAGGTGAAATTCCGCCTCAACTCCGAGAGCATATCAAGGGTAAGAAAGACGACTCCGACGATAAGAAAGAGGAAATGAAGGATGAGAAAATGAAGGCCGAAGATGAAAAGAAAGATGAAAAGAAAGAAGACAAAGATGACAAAATGTACAAAGGTAATGAGTACAGTGATGTTATTAGTGCTGAATACCTAAATTGGATGGAAGATACTCTAAAGTCTGCCGGTGTTGATACCGCAGGTGCAAGAGCGCACTTTGATGCTCTTGAGAAAGCACAACTTGGAGGATTTGACAATCCCGATGCAGTTGATGGCGCAGATTACTTCGCCGGACAAGTTAGAGGCCGAGGACAAACCGCAGGTAGCCCATCAACAGGTGCTATTAGTGCAGTAAGTCAAAGTGGCGGAAAGCAACCGGCAGGTGCTATGGGCCCGGCTGAACTTTCAAAGTCCTACATTAATCCTAATGAAGTTTCTTCAACTGATATTGAAGCGGCTTACGAGGTTTACAAAGCGGCGGCTTTGGAACAACAATTCCGAGGCGACCTAGAAGGACACTTTGCTTCAAGATTTGCTAAGGAGCAAGAAATTGCTAAGTCCGAAGCAGAAAAAGCACAATTTGACGCTCGTGAACCAATTAGTGAAGTTATGAAGGCTCTTGAAGGACTATCCGAAAGAATTGACAACCTAACCACAGAAAGCACAACTATCGCTAAGGCAGACAACTCCACAAATGTAAGTGTACCAAGTACACAAGATTTGAACAACATGTCATGGGATGAAGTACATTCTTTGGCTAACAGTGTCTACAGGAGAACATGAGGATATAAAATATAAAATTAGGAGATGAAAAATATGGCAAGAGATTACATAAGAAACATAACAGATATGGAAAGATACTTCTACGGAGCAGGGAACGCTATGGGCTACTCCTACTCCGGTAGTGAGTTATTGAAGGCTGACGCACCAATGCTAAGTACCACCGCAGGTACATACCAAGCAATTTACGGTAGAAAAGTTTGGTCGCAGTTGAACCAAGAATTTAACGCATTCTCAATACTACCTAAGAGGCCGTGGGAAAGAAGCGGTTGGAGAGTTATTACCGCAAGACCATCATTCACAGTTGGTGGCGGTGTAGCAGAAAACGCTACTCTACCGGACACAACCAAGCCTACCTTCCAACACATAGCCGCAAAACCAAAGACAGTTGTTCATACATTTGACATGAGCGAAACTGCTATGTTTTTGGCTGACAAAGATGACGGTCTAGGCGACATTCGTGCAGTATTGAAAGAAGAAATGGGTAAGCACCACGCAGAACACATTAACAAAATGCTTACACAAGACACTGATACTGTAGCAGGTAATGACTTTGAATCACTAGATAGAATTACTGCTTCTTCAATTATGGACAGTACAGGTACAGGATATGCCGCTACCGTAGCAAGTGGAGCATCTACTACTCACACTGCTCACATTGACAGTGCGGCTGACCTTGATATTTACTCTATTGACCGAAGTGCAAACACTTGGTCTAACGCAGAAGTAAATATTGCTACTGATGCAGGTCTTACTGAAAGAACTCTATCTTTAGACCACCTAGATACTCTATTCCAACAGATATGGGTTCGTGGTGGTAATCCAAAGGTTATCCTAACAGGATATGATACTCTAATGAGATTACAACAACTACTACAAAGCCAACAAAGATTCATGGAAGAAAAGAGAGTCACGCCAACCTACAACGGTGTTAAGGGTGTACCGGGTATTGAAGCCGGTTTCATCGTAGCAACTTACAATGGTGTACCTATTATCCCATCTAAAGATGTAGCAAAAGATGGTCTAAGTCGTATGTACTTCTTGGACACAGATTATGTCTACTTCTCAACTGCTATACCTACACAGTACTTTGAGTCCGGTATTGAAACCGGCGACCCATTCGCTATTAACCGTCTTGGACAAGAGGGTATGTACCGTTCAATGGGAGAAGTTTGGACAACTTTCTTTGGTGGACATGGTTCAATCCGTGATTTGGCTTGAGGTTAATGGAGAAAAAAATATTAAGGAGATGATTAAATATGGCAATAGAAACAAAGACACAAAAAGGATTGACAATATCTTTTGATGATGGAGATTTTAGCACAGGAACAGTATCAGTTCTACTAGACCTTGACTTAAGAACAGGAACACCTGTAGATGAAACAGGATGGTTAGATGGAAACGCAGGTGGCTCTTATCCGGGTACACTAGCAGGTTTTAATGCTAAGAACACTGACGGAAATGCAGTTGGAAGTATGCGATTGGTGACAATTGCTTTTACTCTAGCAGATGCGGCTGAACAAGTATTAGTTCTAACCGAAGGTGCATCAAAAATGATTGGAATTATCGGTACTACTTTTGCAGTAGCAGACAAAGTACTTTCTGCTTCTTTTACTAACACAGGCGATGCGGCTTCTGCCGCTAAGACAGGCGGAACTGACCCTGCAATTGTTCTTCACAGTGAAACTGCCGGTGGAGCAGGTACAGTCACAGTAGTTCTATTGAACTGAGGTGGCTAGATGCCTACCGTGACCTACATAGGGGTTTATTATGAATCCCGAAGGAAAGACAGTTGTGAACCGTGGCTTAGAGGCCAACCTGTAGAAGTTTCTCAAGCATGGCTTGAGGCAAACAGGAAAGCCCTAAGAAGGGATTTCAAGATTGAAGGTGATGAACCTGCTACTGTGGACTTAAGAGATGACGGTATACCCGATGAGGGTTGGAATCGTAAAGATGTTCTAAAGTGGCTTAAAGATAATGGAGTCAAAACAGGCGCAGGTTATCTAACCAAAACGGCGGCTTTAGCATTAGTAGAATCTCACTTAAATCCACCTATAGTTGAGGAAGTTTTAAGTGAAGAAGAAGATACGGAAATAATAGGAAGTGAAGAATAATGGCAATAACAATAGACCCAAGACCGACAGTGTTCGGAGATAGAATAATAATTACAGGAAGTTTTGAAGCGACAGATACTACAATAGATTTATCCTCTCAACTTGCATCAATTGACGCATGTATAGTAAACTCGGCTTCACCTAATACCGCAAAACATCAAGATGTAGACCCCGCAGGTGGTACATCTTATGCCGCTAAGAGGCATTTTACCACAAATATTGCTACTTTTAGTGGAACTACAATATCAGTAGGCGCACAGTATGAAGACCAATCTACAACCGCAGGTACATTTTTAGTAATTGGTCGCCGTTCTTGAGGTAGACAAATTTACAATTAGTAAGGTGTGAATATGGCATCACTAAGTAAAGTAGGCTCAAAAATAGTTGGTCCTATATCTCCAAAAGAATTTAGCGACTTATCTACTTTAGAAACTAAAATTGATACTGCTATACAAGCAGTTAGTGATGCAAGCGCAACTAACGCCGTACTTGGTACAGAACTTATTACTGTTTTAGGAAATCACTTCATAGTTGTACTTTACCAACTCTCATGAGGTGGTTAAGTGGGTTTTGATTTACAAAAACTTGACTTAAGCGACATAGTGAGAGCCAATAAGCAAGGTGTCAAGTTAGACACAGATTCCGCCGTTGTAGCAGATAGTGAACACCCATTGAAAGGTATCACTACTCAACAAAGAAATCGGAATAAAGATATAGGAGATATACTTAACATCGGTTCGGGTACAAGGTGTACTCACTGTGGTTTTCTACATTTTATGTGGAGAGCCACATGTGCTACTTGTGATAGACCAATGGAATATAACTTAGGACATAGAGATGAGAAAAACAGGTTGTGATATTATGAGTAGAATTTTGATTAAAATGCCGATGAAACCACATAGACAAAAAGTACTTACAGAAGCCGGAGAAGAAAAGCGTCTACAACAACTTGCTAATCAAATGGCGGCAAGAGAACTTAGAGCCGCAGGTGGAGATGTACAAGGCGACCAATTTACTACTGCTCGTGATGCTTTAATGCGAGATATGGTAGCAAACCCCGAAGCACATAATATCAAATTCATGAATGAAAGAGTACCTTTTGAGGGGCAAACTCTCGGTGAATCACTTTCTATGCCCGATGTAGCAGGTGAGCGAGCCGCTATTGATAGTGAGTTTGCAGATAAAGAAGAACCAAAGGAAGAAAAAGAGTTCAATCCCGATAAAGAGGCTGAACACATGCGTAATATTATGACTTCTCGTAATGTAATTATGCGTGATGCTTGGAGCGTATTGAAACAATCTTGGTGAGGGGGGTCTAATGTATGCCGAAAGTATTTTCACCGGGCGAGGTAGAAACCCGACCTCTTGACCCTACTGCAACGGTGTATACTACGGCTCAAAAAGTAGCAGACCTACTTGATATTGGACCAAGTGAAGCAGTGCTTGTAAGTGCTGATAGTACAACAAATGCAGTATATATTACAGGTGCAGACTATAGAAATGATGGATTTGCCGTAGGAGATACTATACTTATTTATTCCGATGCAGACCCATTAGGTGTAGAAAAAACAATTACAGGTATATCATCTTCTGCTAGTGGTGTAGCATTAGAATTTTCAACATCTGTACTTCAATCACATACTAACTATCAACTTGCGGATAATACTTATGTACAGAATCAAGCATCTTTTACTAATGGTAGAAATAGAGGATTAACTAAAGACAAAGTGGATAAAGTAATCTTAAAAATGCAAGATAAAATAGACAACATTACTCATAATGCTTGGCGACCATATCTTGTAGTAGCAGAATATATCAATTTTGATACTTACAAACCATACCGTAGAAGATATTATACAGATTATGTAGGAACTGCACCATTACTTTTCCGTAATGTACAACAAATATTACGCCTTGAATTATGGCAAGGTGATGATTACAGGGAAATAGGTGGAGCAGAAGCAAGAATAAAATTACCCGATAATGTTAGAGCATTACAAAATAAAAATATCGTAGTATCTCCGGGTAATGGTAGTGCGGCAAAATTACAAGCAATACAACTTGAAACTTCTACTAGTTGGAATGTAGCATTTGATAAAATAACATCTGCTCAAAGTCTTGCTAATTTAATTAATAAAGATGCTAGAACAAATAGAGGCGGAGTACAATTTTATCCCGGTTTTAGCGTACCGGGTTCTTCAAGTGTATTAGATTATGTAAATGTAAATGAAGAATTTTTAGCAAGTGCTAATGCTGATTACGGTACAGGTACAGTAAAAATAACAAGTATGAGGCCGACCAAAGCGGGAGAAACTTGTACTATTGCTACTGACTCAAACGATATTGAAATAGACCAAACTCAAACTCGCACTGCTACTGTTAGTGGACAAACAGGGGCTTTTGGGGTTGGTGGTAATGGTGTAATAACTGTAGATAGTACCGCCGGTTTTGTTGAAGCGGGAGTTATAGAGTATAGTGGACATATCGTAGCCTATACAGGTAAAACAGATACAACTTTTACAGGTTGTTATAATGTCACACCGGGAGGTAGCCCCCCTGCTAGTGGTACTGCTACTCAAAATATACTTCAAATTGATTTACAGGGTGGGAGTAGTAGTGGCGACCAAGCAAGACTTCGTGATTGGTGGTTTGACTCGGAAATGGGTATAATTTACTTTAACAATTCTTATCCGTTCTTTGAATGGAATGCAATAAAAGTTGCATATATTTACGGTGAAAGATATTTAGAAAAAGCAATAGAAGATGTATGTACAAAGATGGTTGCTATTGAATTATTAATGGCTGATGACCGTTCTATACTGATACCCGAAGGTACGCAAAATATAGATTTAGCAAGTAAAGTACAATTGTATCAAGCAGATGTAGACCGTACATTACCTCGTTATGTAGAGATGGTGTTGTTTGAATGAAGGGTGATAGGGAGTTCAATAAGATGGGCGAAACTACTCATGCCGGAGTTATTGAAATGTTTGAAAAGGATAATCAATTTCAAGAACAACATAAAGCGTATTTTTCTAAATTTCCTATGACATTGAGGGCGAGATATAAACAAATAGAAGCGGGAGCGTTAGGTTTGAGGGAAGAAGATGATGGTAGTTATACCGACTTTAACAATCAAACACCTGCTACAGAAAAACAACTGTCAAAGTTAGAAAAGCAAACTGATGAAGCCATGCTACGCAATAATCCTAATATGGATAGAGAGGGTTTTAGATATAGAAACGGATTTATTATTCCGAAGTCTACTAAAGAGATGAGGAAGGAGAGGTGATATAATGGTAGCAACATGGACAGAAGGTTTAGATGTAGTTATCAACTTGTTTAAGACCCAATGGAATAGAGGTAATACAGGTAGTTTAAGACCTATAGTAATTGATATTGCAGAAGTTCAACCGGAAAGAGGAAAGCGTCTTGATTTACAACGCCATGATTATGTTCTTTGTTATGAAACTGCACACAATGAAGAAGCACCGGATTTACTTTATGACTTTGTGACAACACGCATAAATATAACCGTAGACATGCGAACAATTAAGGGGAGAAAGCATCTGCAACTACTTGAGAACGAGATTCGTAGAGTAATTCACAACAGTCGTAAAGGAGATGGAACAAATTTTGACAGGCTCGTATTCAAGACAAGAACCGATTTAAGCGACAGAAGTAAGCAACTTTTCCGAATGACTTTTCAAATAGAAGTAGTAATATTAGCAGAACTAATACCGTGAGATGATAAAATGCCGAGTACAGTATACAAAGGAGATATAGCAGAAGTATCTTTTGCACCCGAAACAGGTCTTGTGATTAGAGGTGTCACAGATGCTACAATGCGACTGTCTAATAGCGATGATATTACCACAATTACTTTTACTGCTGAATCTAATACTACATTATTTGAGGCAAGCGGATTTAAATTAAAATATCCAAAAAATATGCTTGTGGGTTCACAGGTAGTTTGGGAAAAAGGGAGTTCAACTGCGGTAGACGATGATGATTTACCTAACTCCGGCACAGGTGGAAAAACATTTACTATTGTAGAAAATAGCGGTGCTACAATAAAAATTACTCCGGCTATGACAACAAGTGCATTAGGAACAGTAGATTTGGGTGCGGGTAATAATCTTCATATTCTTCCTTACAAAACACCACCAATTAATGTGTCTTCTAGTGAAGCAAGTAGTGGAACACCTGCCACTGAAGGTTGTAAGATAGACCAATTCTTAGGTATTGCTTCTACAATTACACTACCGGAAACTAAAGTAGACTTGAAAAGATTTCATGTAGTTGGGTTAGGTAGAGATACTTCAATACAAGTACCCGGTAAGATGATTACCGAAGGTGGCTCTTTTGAAGTAAATATGCACACTGCAAGATGGCTTAAGTATTGTCTTGGTAATGAATTACTTGAAATTGCTGATAACGATACTATAGGTTCGGGCTTTCAGTTAAGTGGTATTCATAATGCAGGTGCATCTGTAGTAGATTTGAATAATGCTACAACTTCAATAGCAGTAGGTGATTATATTGATATTAGAGATGAAAGCGGAGATTCTGTTCCTATAGTAAGCGACCATGAACCCGATGCAGGGGATTGGGATGGCACTTTTACTCAAGCAAAGTTTGATACGGCTAAACCACATGAATGTAGAAGAATTATAGGTAAAAGTGAAACAGGAAATAGATTATATTTAGATGAACCACTAAGATACCGTCATGCAAGTGCTACGCCTGTGAAAATTAGAAGATACGGTTCTAGTAATTCAATAACTATAAGCAGTAATACAATTACTAATCCGGCTACTCATTTATTATTCTCACGCTCAACTTTACCATCATTTTGCATGGAAGTATCTCAAAGAAGAAGGGATTTAGATTCCGATGAATCTGCTACAGATGGTGGAGTAGGAGATACTAAAGAACTAACTCGTGTGTATAGAGGTTGTAAAGTGACAGACTTTAGTATGACAGTAGATAATGATGCGGCACTAAGATTATCAGTTAATTTTAATTCAGCACTTTGTTATACAGATACAGGTCGTTTAGAAAGTCCTACACCTTTTACACGATACGGCGCACATCGTATGTTTGATGACATCGCTAATACCGATGTAAAAAGACTTGAATCGGGTATAGGTGTAGGAACTCAAAAACCATTTATGTTTTACAACGGTAGTGTACAACTTGGCGGTGTACAAGTCGCTCAAATATTCACATTTACACTTACAGGTACTACGGGTGTAGTTTCTCATCACACTATCGCAGGTTCATCTCAAGCGGCGGCAAGTACTATTACAGACCAAGTACCATTTGCCGGTTCTCGTAATGCTAACCTAATGGTAGAAGGTCAAACCACTTATGAAATGACTATGGAGATAGCAGTTGATGACCCTATCTTTTTCCATAAGATGCGAACAGGTGCAGAATTTAGCACTAATGTAGATGGTACAGGCGCAAATAGAGTTCTTATAGAGTTTGAAAAGAACCGTATTGGTAGCACTAGCGCAGGTAATAGTGAAAAGATGTTGCTAATTATTGATGACTTTTACATTACAGAAGCACCTATACAAATACCGGAAGACAAAGGTATCGTAAAATCTAACTTGAAGATTATGGCTAAAGCAGTAAAGGTTATTGCTCGTGATACTTTGCATAAATATTGAGGTGGTATGATGAAGAAGTCGCTTATCAAATTCCGAAGACTTGGACCAATAGTATATGCCCGTTGGGTATGTGAAGCCAATGGAGTAGAGTTTGATGATAAGATGCTTGAACTTATGGCTAGACATGAAATAGAATCTTATGTTCAAGATAAGTTAGACAATCCACCTGTAGAAACTACAGAAGAAGAAATAAATCCTCTTGTACAAGAAGATGTAGTAAACCCATTCCCTACTGATGTTCAGCAATATGACTCATTAAAAGTCGCTGAACTAAAGGAACTATGCAAAGAGAGAAACCTCCCTGTGTATGGTACTAAAGCAGAACTCGTTTTGAGGCTAAGACAAAACGATGAAGGGATAACAACCGAAACAGGCGAAACTGACGGCCTCGCAGATGCGACCCCCGATGTAGAGCCGGAAGCCCCTACCGTAGAGGTAGCCGCTACCGATGGAAGTGAATTAGATGAGCAAACAGAAAAAGTTAGTGAACAACAAGAGCCTATTATTGAAGAAGAATGATATAACTAAGCATGAAATTAGGATAGACCCTAAT